GGGTTTGCGATAACGGCGTCCTTTAGGGTCTGATACTTTTGGTAGGCCTCTTGATTTTTCGTATTCAGCCCGTACCCGCTGGCGATGCGTCCAATGCCTGATCGAATCTCGTCTTCCTGCTTTGCAGCAGTTTTGTAAAGGCTTTCCGCCTGTCCTTTGAACATCTTGCGTTGCCCATCCGTCAGTCGCTCGCCTTTAAGCGCCTTGTTGTATACGTTCTGTAGCCTGGTATCGATGCCGGCTGCATTTTGAGCCGTAGCAAATTCACCCTCACGAACAACAGAGCCAGGGTCAAGCATCTTCATGTATCCGAAGATCATAGAAATATCACCGGCTGCGTCGTTGTTTGACGACAGAACTCGGCCATAAGACTGCTTCACTTCCTGATAGCCAGCCGTTCGCTTAGAGTATTCATCGCGGAATTTAGACTCAGCCTCTGGCCTCTTGTCAGACGGTATCACACCAGACGTGATCTGTTTTGCCTCAGCATTTGCACGCGCAGCCGTAGCTTTAGAAGCCGATGCAGAGGCGTAAGAAGAAGCAGCGGAGGCGTTGGCGGCGTTCGTCTGTGCTTTTCGCAATCCCAGATCGGAAAGCAACACTTGCGGTGCAAACTTTGCCTCTACCTCTTTGATGACGGCTTCCGCACTTGTCTTGCGAACATCAAAGACAGCCTTGGATGCCTCTGCCTTGCCCTTTTCGACAAGCGCGGGCTGTAGCGCTTCATCACGGGCTTCCTTGCCAAGTGTCGAAGAATAGCTAGCCCAATCCTTCGGGTCCATGGTCCCTCTAAGAAGCGTCATCAGCCCAAACTTTGCCCCCGTTGGGTTTGCGATAACGGCGTCCTTTAGGGTCTGATACTTTTGGTAGGCCTCTTGATTTTTTGAGTTTTCAGCCGCTTTTGCCTGCTGATCCAAAATGTAAATGGCCGCGTCCTGATTGCCAGAATCAATCGCCGAAAGAACGGAAGACGCCACCGCGTGAGTGTTTCTTCGTTCAGTTGACGACATGTACTCGATAGACTTGGCGGCAGCCTCTTGGATTTCTGGGAATTCAAGAGAAAGCTTGTTTACAAGGTCTGGCGTCGGGTTTTGCGCCACTTGCATAAACCGCTGGCGCTTGTATGCGTCGGCTTCTGCCTTTTGTTGCGCAGCGGTGGCGATGGCTTGCGACTTCTGGTAATCGGCGACGGTTGCCATCATCCCAGCCGTTCGGTTCATGCCCTGCGTAAAAGCATCTCCAGCATCACCCGCCTGGATGGTGTAATTCATTGGTTGCATCAGTAAGCCCTCAATCCTTGCCCGCCGCCACTGTAGCCAGACGCCAGACTGTACCCGCCCTGGTTGCTGAGTGCGGATGTGTTCGGGTTGCTTCCGAAGCCTCCGCCCTTCATTTGCTGCATCATCGTGTAAGAGCCTAGAGCACCTGAAATAGAGTTCGCCATGCCAATGTTTGCATTCGCGTTCGCTAGGGCAAGGCCGGAACCGATAGACCCTTGGTTGTTGTAATACTGGTTGTACGCGCTGCCCATGTTTGCCATGTTTGCAGAAGACCCAGACGCAAGATTACCGTAAGCTTGTCCGACACCTTGCGAGTACTGAGAAAGCGCATTACCAACCTGCCCAGCGACCTGCATGCCTGCATTCGCCTGCCCAGCCGCAGCGCTCTGCCCAGTTTGGTAAAGCATGGATGATGTGTTTGCCCCAAGCGACGTAAGCCCGCCGAGGCGGTCATACTGCTGCGAAATCATGCCGGCCAAAAGCGACGGCCTGAACTCTGCCAGCGCGGCCTGAGTGTTGCCACCACGAAGCCCGCCGGTCGCCGCAGCGTTCTGGAGAATAGCGCCCTCACCTTGTTGCAGGTAAGCCGCCATCTCGGGGGAATTTGACAGCGCATCGATAGCAGACTGTTGCGATTGCCCGCCATTCATTCCCAACAGCGCCCGCTGGCCTTGCATGGCCTCTAGGCCAGTATCCTGATACTGCTTGAGTGGGGTTAGCGCTTCATTGCCTGCCGTGATAAACGGGCTGAGAACCTTTTGAACTGCGGAAAACTGGTTACGAGATTCTGCGATCTGCATCCCGGCAATGGTACGCTGTGTGCCCATCTGCTGGCCTGCGATCTGCATTTGCAATCGCTGGGATGCCTCAAACTGAGCTTGATTTTGAGCTAGTGCCGCATTATTAGACTCAGTGCCAGCTTGCGCCGCCTTCCTCGCGCCTTTACGCGCTTGGTCAGCAGAATATGCGCCAACGACGACAGTTGCAGTGATGATCCCGCTCATTTCAATCCCTTAAATCGTCCAGACATGCGTAAAGCCTGCCGATAGTCTGCTGTCAGCTCACATCCGGCAGACCCACCAAGCGCGCCATTAATATCGGTCAGTGCAACAAGGTAAATATTGCCATTCATCGTTATGTACTCACAATTCGGAGTGGCTGAATGGTTGACGAACCTTCCAGCGATTGTCCTGTTTTGTCCGATTCTTGCTGGTGCGATGCTGTCTCCAGCAGTAGCAGGACTTGAAAGGAAAAGCCCATCCCCCTCAATCGCGGATTTTCTTACAGATACCCTGGTTGCATATTCAGGCGGCAAATCAACCATGTCTGTAGATATTTCCGACTCTTTCCTGATCTGAGCATCGCTTATGCCAAGCTCCACCAGCAACTTTGCATAGTCTGCACGATCGGAATCGTGGTGCTTTGCCATTTCATCGGTAAAAAGGCGCTCATATTCGATTGCCATATCAGATTTTTCAAGCCATCGATCCTCTAGCGTTTCAATGTCGCGGCAGTTGTCTGGATTCGGGTACACATTCTGCCATGTGCATTCTTCGATACACCCGCCAACCTTGCGCCCTGGAGGCCCAACAAAAATAGATGGCGCAGAAATGACTTTAACTTGACCGTCATCACCAATGATGGCGACCGAACCAGAAAGAACAATGTTCAGGTGTTCAAAGCGTTGCTTGTGGCCCATTGCGATAGCACCTTTTGGTATGGTGACTTCGCGGATATACACACCGGGGCCGAAGTGATGCACAACAGGGCATGGTGCCTGCGGCAAAGTCAGCAAATACGGCTCCAGAATGTCTGGATCGATCTTTGTGACTGCGGTAGATTCGGCGGTTGCCAGCATTGACACTCCATCGGTGTTAGCTGCTGGCGGGCCTGAATCTCAGCGCGGCCATTTTCCCGCCAGCATGGGTTTATGTCAAGTGAACGATTCTAGAAAATCCAGCCTTTAGCGTGATAGGCGCTGCCGACTGGAATTGCATCTTCAAAACGCCTGATGCCGAGGGCGTGATGAAGCCTTCAATCTTTGCCGTGCCTGCTGTCAGAACAGATGCATTTACGCCAGCAGGGATCAGGTAAGCCGATGCATTGGCGACGGTAGATGACGTGGCTGTAAGCGCCCATTGCGATGTGTAGAACACACCCCCCGCAGGGCCGTCAATCGTGAACCGAGTCCCAGCCGTCGCGGTGTAGGCTACAAAGAACTCAAACCGATAGGACTTGTTTGCCGTCAGCGGGATGAACAGCCCAGAATCAGCCAGGGCAGTCGTGGTGACTTCTGCTGGTAGCTTTTGCACCGTTCCTGTGTTTGAGTTTGCCGTGTCTGCCGTGGTGACAAGCTCTTCAAAGATGCGGATGGACTCGTTATCCGGTAGGAACTTCGCCAACTGGTTGCGGTTGACGTTCATGGGATCAACTCTTCCATCTTTGCGTCAAGCCGAGCGACCGATAGCATGGCTTTCGACGTGCTGCGGAAACGGTAGGCCCGCCAGTTTTGCATGAACCCCTGTTGCATCCAGACAATGCGCCGTTGGAACTCCTTAGCCCAACGGTCCTGCGACCAATTGCGCCCATCGGTAGAGTATGAAGCCGCGATCTTTTCGCTGGTGTTCGCGCTGTTCAGCACCTGCAATTCAAGGCCATGGAACACCGCTCCGCCGTTTTCGTTCCAAGTGATGACGGTGGAAAATTCCATCCTGACTTGTTCGCCCCATTGGTCTGCGCTGTCTGGCGTGAGATACCCGATCCGGCCAGACTCAGGGTCACCGATTAGCCATTTGTTGTAAGCCCACACCATGTAGCGCCCACGGTACTGGCCCCAGCCGTCCAGAGCGCCTGTCAGCACATGCCACACCGGCTGTTCCATGACGATGGACGATGCCGAGTCATAGACAAGCGTCCGGTCAGGTAGGTGGATGTAGAAGAACTTGTGAGCCTTGTCTGTGCGCGTCTCAACCACCACAGTCTCTAGTTGCTCTGCAGTGTACTCGGCGAGAATCTGATCAATCTCGCGGGTTGAAAGCTTGATCGTCTGGGCATTCTCACCCAGGTAGACCGCTGGCGATTCGTTCCGGCCTGACCCGACAAAAGCGATTGCCTCGTTGTAGATACAAGCAGCGTCCCGGCCAACTGCGCCTTTCTGAATCACGGCCCCGTTGATGCGAGCAAAGGCGAAGTATTCCAGCGTCGAATCCAGCCCACCAGTCACCGCAAAGGTTTCAATGGTGTACCTGTTGACCGCGTGAAGTTCGTTCCTATTGACCAGCAGTCCGACAATCGGGTCTGGATCAATCTCGCTTGAACCGTAGGTGTACGGAGTCACCGCCGTAGGGTCGATCAGCCGAGTCTGAATGATGAATTCACCGTCAGTCGTCAGGAAATACCCAGCGAGATAACGGACATCATTCACTGTTCCAAGGTCTGTATCCGTCACCTGCGTGATGACTTCGCCAGCCAAGTAGTACAGATTCCCACCAGAAGCGATCCCCAGTCGGTCAAAAGAAAAGGCAAAGCGTACAGGCTTGCCATCGTCTGTGATCGTATCCAGCAGCGTTGTGGTGCCGTCAGCGTTTACCCGGCGCACTTCGTTGCCGCAAACGTAGTAAGCTTTTTCCTGCCAGTTCACCCCGCCTCGAATCTTGCCCGTCACCGTGGCGAACAGGTTAATGCCCTCCGCAGGACGCAGGTAGCCCATAGAAAGGCCGTGCGCTTTAGGGACTGGCACATAGTTGACGGGGTACGATGTGCGGTAATCGCCGCCCTCTGAATACGTGCCGTTAAGTACACTAATCTGCATGGTCTGACCTTAAATGCCGGTCAACTGACAAGCTCAATCGAGTTTAATCCAAGCGCCCAGAAAACTATCATGGATTCAGCACTCCCCACATGTGGTCAACAATGACTTGATAGTTGGCTTCGACCGTTGGGTGGATGCCCCATGCCGGATCAATCACAAGGTCAGCCGCAGGTTTTTCACCGAACAGGCAGATGTACTCAGCGATTGCAGCCATGAGATACCACGATGGTTTGCCGTGCGCGATGTCAAAGAACAGGTCTGCAATGTCCATCGCGTGAATGGCTGGAATGTCCCGGTGTGCCGTGCACAGCGCCATACCAACCTTATGCATGGTGATGTTCAGCGTTGGGCGGGCGGCTTGCATCATCGCCAGCAATGAATCGCTCCACGCTTGGTAATCAACCAGCGTTGCCTGATACCACTCCAAATGCCCCGGCTCAGTAATTGCGCCAGATGGCATTGTCGTTGGTGGAATGGTCACGCCAGATTGCCGCAGGTAGTGCCAAGGCGAATACAGGATGTACTCCCTGGATGCGTTCGGTGCGTTGGCTTCCCACTGATCCAGAATCCTCAGCATCTCCGTCAGGTACACAGAGCCTTGCGAGTTCACGGCATCAGGGGCCACCAGATACCCAAAGATGTTGTCCAGCACCATGAACACTTTTTCGATCTGGTTTGCGTTGATCCAGTCTGCCGAAAAGTTGATGTAAGGCGAAGTGAGTTCTTCCGATGCCATGCTGCCACCGTATGCCGGAGGCGTAGGCCAGTCTTCAACAAACCCGAAGAACAATCCTGACGTGATGGTGTTCGGCGTTGGGGCTTGTGCAGACATCCGCACAAGGTAGTTGCCAACTCGCGTGTGAATCGTCCCGGTGCCGGCCCCGTGGTTGTACAGGCTGTTCACCATGCCGTACATGTCAAACGACTGCCCACCTACTGGGGTTCCAAGGCTCGCCAAAGGCACCGATTGCGCACCAGACGCAGAGAACACAAGACCTCGATTGCCTATGCGATAAAAGCTCATCTCATCCCATCGCTCGCGCAAAGCCGTCGATGGTCCCCAGTCCAACGGAGTACAAAACGCCAATGTCGGTAGCGGTGGTTCCGGCCATCGTTGCCACCACGGCACGAAAACACAATAAGGCACCGCATCTCATGAAAGCCTTTCCTCGTCGCGCTGGGTCGCCTGCCGCTGAGCCGATCACCCTTGCCGAAGCGCTCATTCACCTGCGTGAGTCCGGTGACAGTGGCTCAAATGATGCATACATCACCAGCCTGATCACGGTTGCCAGGACTGCATGTGAAGACCGGATTGAGCGCTCGCTTGTTTCTACGCCGTGGCGATTAAAGCTGGACGGCTTTGCTGAGGCAATCGAGTTGATGCGCCCGCCCGTGATCGCTGTTCAGTCTTTGAAATACCTTGACGTGGACGGCGTAGAGCAAACCGTGAACCCGGCTGATTACGTGGTTGATACCGCATCAGAGCCTGGATGGCTTGT